GGTAGGATTATTTTAGCACAAGGGGGCAGAATCGCTTTGGTTTTAGGGGGCAGCTTACACTGGATTTTCCAAGGCATTTCCTCGCGGTATTCCCGACGAGATTTTCTCCGGAGGACGGCCGCACGACAAGCCGCTACCCCGGCAGAAGAACGACGTTGTATTTGAGCCTAAAAAGGATGTTTGATTTAAAGCGAAAAATCCTGACCGACCTGAAGGTCGAGCTGCTCGACGAGTTCGACCGCAACTTCGAGCGGCGGGCGTTCTTTGACCGTCCCTGGCCGGATCGGTCCTATCCCGGCGGACGCGGATCGCTCCTGCAGGTGACGGGACGCGGGCGGCGCAGCTTCCGGGGGATCATCCAGCGAAACGGCGTCGAGTTCTCGACCGATACGCCCTATATGGGGCTGCACAACCGGGGCGGAAAGATAAAGATCACACCCCGGATGCGAAAATTCTTTTGGGCCATGTACTACCAAAACGCCGGAGGCATCACCACCTCTGCCAAGAAACGCCAGGCCAGCAACATCCAGCGCAACCGTGCGCTATCGGCAAAGGCTCAGTACTGGCGCAATATGGCGCTGACCAAGAAGGACACGATCACGATTCCGCAGCGGCAAGTGATCGGCGACCATCCCCGCGTCCGGCAGGTGGCACGGGAGGTCATACACCAAAACCTGCAGAGCGCTTTCCGGGAACTTGCAAAAGCCCTGCAACCCCGATAAAACACCCTTTAAACGCCTTTAAAATGATTGAAAATGCAATGGTAGCAGTTCAGGACAAGCTGCAGGAACTGCTCCCCGAGAAGATCGCCTATCTGGCCGAGGATTGGGGGCAGCTGGATTTCTACAACGAGCGACCGCCCGTCAATTTTCCGTGCGTGCTGATAGACATCGCCGAAGCCGAGTTCACGGACTGCACGCGGAAGGTGCAGCAGGGCGAGGCGATCCTGACCGTGCGGGTGGCGCACTTCGACCCCGTAAACATTTCAGCCCTCGCGCCCGACCGGAACAAGGCCTTCCGCATGTTCGCCCTGCTGAGGTTGATCTACACCCAGCTGCAGGGATTGTCCGGAGAGGAGTTCTCGGGGCTCACACGCATATCCCTGCGGCGCGTGAAACGTGAAGATGCGATCCGCGAATACGTCATGCAGTTCCGATTCGGAGGAACGGACAACGCGGCTTATAGGCCGCGTAAAAAGGCCGAAGGCGTCGAGATCGACATCACCACGGAACGGTCGTAATGAAACAGCCCGGCACATTGCGTGTCGGGCTGTTCAATCGAATAGAGTTGGTTGTCGGATGTCCTGCTGTGTGCGTTCACGTTCTTTACGGAGCCAGGACAAATAGGCGGCATATTCGACATGAAACTGGTCGTAGATGTACTTTTTCCAGACCCATTTCAGACACCGATCCTGCCGCCCGGGTTCATAGTACAGCTTCGTGATCCGCACCGCATGCTCACGTTTTCGGATGTGATTTTTGTTGTTGTATGCCATTTTCCGCAATTATTGACTATCTTTGTAGCAGGTCGGCCTTGTGATAGCAATATTGCAGGGCTTTTTTTATGTCAGTTCACCACGGTCGGGCCGCCTCCCGGAATGATGTAGATCGGCGTCACCTGAACCGAAGGCCGCGAGGTCGTGGCGGGCTTCTTGTCCCCGATCGCCCGCAGTTTGCGGACCAACGCCTGCAGCTCATGCGCATCGAGCATGTAGAGCAGACGCCCGCATATCCGCCGCTGCAGCAGGAAATGGTTCACCTTCGTCCAGTCCTCGGGCGAAGCGTACATCCCGAGCTTCGTCAGATGTGCCAGGACTTGCGACCGAAGACGCCGGATCGCGTCAGGGGCCGGGGTCGTCTTGCTCCGGTGGGCAAGCTCCATATAGGCCTGCAGGGCGACGATCTCCTCGTCGGTCAGTTCGTCATAGCTGCGGGCATCCCACAACGCCAGGATGTCCTCCCGGTTGGGGATCAGGCGGCAGGCCGACATCAGGGTATTGATCCGGCGTATCTTTGCGCCGCGTGCGAGAGTGGTTAAAGGTGTCATAGTGGGCTATTTGGTTTAGTTGCTCCCGGCGGTGGAATCGAACCACCGCTGAAAACCGTTCGGGAATTAGGATTTGATTTTTTTATAAATCTCTCCGCATAAGAACCCGGCAAAAATAACAAGGTAGATAAGAGGGATAATCCACATCGGGCATGTTACCCACCACCAGGACCAGGCGATCACACCCGTCAATTTGAGAATAAGGAACACGATAAACAAGGCTCCAGGAAATCCGATTTTCATAGTTACATACGGTTAAATGACGGCTCGATCTTGTGCCATACGCCACGCTCGTCGCGCTGGTGGAAGTAGAAGTTGATGGCGGAGCCATCGACGACGTTGCTCTCTTTGAACAACTGCATGATCTCCGAGTACTCGGGATCGTTGAACTGCCCCTCGAGTTCGTACAGTTTGCTGATGGACTTGTAGTCCAGGTCGCCCTTGCGGTTACGTTCCAGCAGCGTCATTGCCAACTGGTACATCGGATCGTCGGCACCTTTCTCTCGTCCGCCGATCCACGCCTTCAGGAACTCGATCAGCCGGGCCGCAGCGGCATCGGCACGTTCGTCAAAACGCTTGATCCGGTTGCATTTCACCTCGAGGCGAAAATCACCCTCCTGCACCGAGTAGCCGAGCTGATCGTCCCGGCGCGTGGCTCCGTACTCCTGCATGATCTTCCGGAAAGCATCGGTTTCGGCCACGACCAGGTCGTAGAACTCACGCACCCGGTCGGTGATATTGCGGGTTTCGGTTGCCAGGCGCTTCACGAAGTCGGCCCGCGTCTCCTCATAGTCCCTGCGCCGTTTGTCTGCGGCCTGGCGCTCCTCGGCCCGCTTCTGCTCGAGCAGCTGTTCCAGCTGGTCGGCGGTCATGTCTTTCAGTTCGTTGTTCATAGTGATATTGATTAAGAATTACGTTTGTCTGTGTAAGGTTCCCCGGCGATGCTGCAATAGTCGGTCTCCATGTTGTGCAAGCCAAAACGCATACCTTCCAGGTCCTTCTCGATCTGTGCGACCCGCTCCGGGGAGAGATTCTGCCTGTGCTGCTTCAGATAGGTCTCCACGGTCAGTATGTTCTTACGGCGCAGGGCGATCATATAGGAAAGACAGTCCATACGTGCAGCTGATGATTTGGTGAGTTCAATCATAATATCAGAATATTAAGCGATTTTATACTTGATGCGGAAGTACTTATCCGTCAGGGGTACCCCGTCCTCGGCGGCATCCCGCAGAGCGGGCTCGAGGAAGTCATGCAGTTCGCCGTAGTTGTTGCAAAGGCCTCGTAGCAGGGTGCACAGTTCCGGGTCCTGGATGTCCTCGAAAAAGGCGTTGTAGTGCTTTTGCCGATCTATCGGCGTTAGGTAGACGGTTCCGGCCTTGAAGCGGCGACGGAACTGTGGAATGCCGGGATAGGAATAATTGTAGCGCTCCATCTTGTCGAGTTTCGTGATAAGTTCTCCCGTACCAATCAGCACGAACGCAGCCTGCTCGTTAATTGCGTCGTAGATACCTTTGCACAGCCCGACCATCCCGTGCGTCATATTCTCGGCTTCGTCGATAATGACCATCGGCTGCCCACCTTGCGCTTTGAGTTCCCGCAGACGGTTGGTGATGGCCCGCATGCGGTATGCCTTGCGGCTCTGCACGCCGAGGACGACATCCATCGTGCGCCCCAGCTCTTCGGTCACGTCCTGAATCTTATGCTGATTGCTTACAGTGATCCTGAATGTGTTGACCGGGTTCGCCTCGATGAATTTGTTCGTGGAAAACGTCTTTCCGCAGCCTGTTTCGCCTATGATCATCTTCGCCGTGCCGCGTTTTCGGGCATCCTCGAGCGTTGAGATTATTTCGATAAACTGCGGTGTTTCGACCGTGCGCCAGTATGCCGCCATGACCGACATCCCGATACGACCTGCGATTGCTGCGAAATACCGATCGGCAATAGCGATGGTCTTATCTCCCGATGCTTTGTACTCATATACACCGTTCAGGATGTTACTCATATACGATGGGCTGACATCGCACAGACGCGCGAAGGCGGCCTGCGAAAGCCCTTTACTGGTAATGTACTGCCTGGCGGCGGCGACAATCTGATCCTTTAAAATCGTGTCCATAATTCATTATTTTGTGTATTTCGATAAGTCTGAAATTTTGCTTTTCGCACGGGCCAGAGCTGCGTCCTCGAGGGCCTTGGTTAACTTCCTTTCCTGACGTTCGGAGGCCTTGCGGGCTTTGGTCTGCTCTTTGACCAGCGTCCGGTTATACTCACCGTTCATAATGCGCTCGCGCAGGGCATTGTAGTCCTCCTTCGTACCGCTGTCCTGGACGTTGAACTCGTAGTTTGGCGACAGCATCGCCTTCGCGCGGGTCACATCCTCGACGAACTCCTCCGTGATAGCATCGTAGGTCTCGCCCTTCTGTATGTGGTGGCCCAGGGCCCGCAGTCCTTCGGGTGTCGCTTCCGCATAGGTTTTCGAAGCCAGCGGGGCCGGGGCGCAGGTGAACATATAAACTCCGCCGGGCGTGTAGAGATCGGCTCCTTCGGCATCCCAATAGGCTGTCACGGCGAGGTTCGGAGCATATCCCATGTGTTTGGCGATCAGGGCCACGGTTGTGGCATCGTTCGGGATGTCGTATTTGTATTTGACGCCCTGACGCTCGACCTCGAGGATCGAACGTGCATAGCTGATGTCGCGCTTCGACACCTCGCCCGTCACCATCCGGTAACGGCGCGCGTCGTACTGCCCGGCAGCCGGATTCTTGAACTCCCGGAACCATTGCTCCGGGGTCATGCCGCATTTGAGGCGGGAGGTGTTCCACTCCCGGATCGCATTGTCGAGCAGTTCTTGTGCCTCGCCGAAGGTCGGCAGGGCCATAATGTCGTAATAGTCGGGGTTTGCCATGCTCTCCAGGCTCTTGGCGTTCCACGAGGTTTCCGGGAGGTTGAAATAGCTTTTGAAATGGCGTTTAAACAGCCGGAAAATGCACTCTGCAGGGTTGGCCTGTGAATCGTGCGGTGCGATGGTGCGGTGCTGGGCGCAGGCCAGCGAGAGATAAGCCTGCGATTCGGCCCCGGTATATGCTCCGTGGTTGTCCGACAGGAAATCCATCACCTCGGTCTTGCCGTTGTCCAACAGCGCCATGCGCATCGCGTCGCGCAGCATCCGGAAATCCTCGACATGTTCGCCCTTGCGGCTGACCGAATAGCCCACCATGTAGCGGCTGCCGACATCCGTGATCAGCATCGTGTACATCTTCATCATGCGCCATTTGCCGTATTGGTCCTGATAGCGATACGGAACGACGCCCGAACCGTCGGAAACCCACAGCGAATTGGCGTATTCGAGCGATTCGGAGGGCACATAAGGCCGGAATGCGTTTTTGGCGTAGACCTTGCCGTGACGCTCGGCGGCGGAAAAGTATCGGTTGTCCCATTTGTTGATGTAGTGCGTGAAGGTCGACAGCTTCACGGGTTTGATATTCAGGCACTCCATGTCGTAGGCGTAGAGGCCGTAGAGCGTTTGCTTCGAATCCTTTTGCGAACGGCCCGGATTGAGCCAGTAGGACATGATCGTCGCCTGGTGCGCGTCGTATTTCATAACCTCGCCCGTCGCATAGTCTACAATCTCGGCCTTGCCGATGATTCGGCGGTTGTCGTTGCAGTACTTGCCCGACACCAGGGCTGCGAGCATATCCTCGCCGTCGGGCAGTCCGGCAATCTTCTTGCGAAGCGATTCCGGGGATTTGATGCGGAAGCCCGTCAGGTCCAGTTTCTCGATCCGGGCCGCACAAACCTTGTATAATCCCGTCAGGGTTCGAAAGCCCAAAG